AATTTAGGAGGTATAATTGGAATTAATTTTGCTTTATTAGTTGCAGAAACATTACTATTCAAAGTTCCAAGATCTACTAATGCGTAGCTGTATCCTTTTCCTCCTGCACTTACCGTAACATCTGTTATAGAACCATTAACAATATCAACTCTAGCTTTTGCACCTTCACCATCACCTATAATATCAACTTCTTGACTTAGACCATTTGCATATCCACTTCCAGACTTTTCAATGTAAACGTGTTTAATTTGATTCTCGTTAACAGATGAATCACCATTTTCTCTTACAGCTCTAATTTGAGAATCTGTGCTAGTTGACCAATTATTTGGTACAGTAATGAATTCAGTTGAGTCGAATTTAATAATATCACTAGGTGAAACAGTGAAAAGATACTTCCAAACATATCCGTCACCACTATTTCCTGCTTTTGAAGGTTCCAAGTCTGTGAAGGTTGGTTCATCTTGGGAGACATTGCCAAGCGGACTAGCTCCTGTTGATCCATTATCAATACAAACGTAAACTTTAAAGTCGGAATTAAGTACGTAGTAGTTCGCATCGTATAATCTATTTGCTTGTGTTAAAGGACTTGGATTTTCTACACTATAATCATCTCTATAAATTTCATATCTACTTCCAGCAACCCAGTCTACTCTTCTTATAATTCTTCTTATATTTGCAGATGATATTTTTTTACCAAACATCATTGTATCACCTGTATGTGCACGATATGAAAAACTATCAGTTGGTGCAGGTGTACTTGAGTTCCAATTAGAAGACCTACCATACCCAACTAATGTTGAAGTACCAGCTGGATTAGGTAATCCAATGAAAACATAATATGAATTATTTGTGTTTTCTACTGATTCAACAAAATTGTTAGCGTTTAGTATTCTAAATTGATCAGTAATAATCGCTGACATTGTATCTAAACTTTTCTTTTCCTTTTATTTATAGAGGTAATGTAATCAAATTCCAAACACTCTAATCGCACCAGATGATCTTAAACCTCTTAGAGATGCTACAGTGTAGTTCTTTCTTTGTATTGTTGGGAAGGTTGTCAAACCAGAATTAACTGTTAATCCAGTGACTCCGATTGAAATTGGATTGCTATTTCTAGATGCATTATATAGTCTACCCCAACTGATTCGACCTAAGTGTGTAGCAATACCAGGATTACTATTATTAAAGTTACCTGTCAATCCAGCTCCTACACCAGTGGTTTGTCCATTTTGAATATTACAAGTAATTTCACCATTTTCACCAGTGGAAGTTACAGCATGAACTTTATAGATGTTATCTAAGAAAGTTGTTCCGATTGATACTATAGATGAATTATGTGTGTCAACAGATGTAATACCAGTTCCAACAACTGTATCCTTTATAAACACTGGATAACCAACTAATAATGTATTTGCTGTTTTATCTGCTCTAAAGAAGAACTTAAGTGCTGATTGTCCACTGACAGTAGTTGTACTAATACCAGTAATAATACCAGTAAATCCTTCAACATTATCAATTGATGTAATTTTTTCAGTTTTAAATTCAGGTAAGTCAATAATCACCTGTGGGGGTGTAAATGCAGAGTAACCTAATCCAGGATTAGTAATCGATATTGCAGTGACAGTTCCGTTTGTAATTGTTGCACTAGCTGTTGCTGTTGTACCAATACCAACACCAATTACAGGAGGTGCACTTACTTTAACAGTTGCACTTGCATATCCACTTCCTGCGTTTGTAATATTAAACGATGATACAGTTCCACTAGAGGATATAATCGCTGTTGCAGATGCACCAACATTGATTTCACCAGAAGTTACAAGAGCATCAACTGAACCAAATGATAAATTATAATCACCATCAGTTTCATCAGGATTACTTGCAGTTAAATGATCTCCTTTTTCGTAGAAGAATACCTCTGCATCATCAACAAATATACCATTTGTATTCTGTACTCCAGATGTTGTTGTAAAGTCACCAATAATTTTTGCAGTTGGATAAATTTGAGGTTCGAGAATTTCTCTGGATTTGTCAATCTTCTTACCACCCAATACGATGTCAACTTTTTGCTTAGTCCATCTAATTGGTTTATTGTTAACTGCATCAATACCTGCACCAGTGTAAATATCAGTCTCAACAAGTTTTGCACCAAGTAACTCTTTAATAGTTCTTTCTGCTTGTTGAGAAGTTGTTACTCCAACAGGATGTTTGAATAATCTAACTTCATCACCAATCTTAACTGTCTGTTGAATATCTGCAGTATCTACATCAACTCCATCTTGCCCCTTGTAAAAGAATATATCAACTTTTGCTTCTGGTCTTGGTGCTTCTTCAAACTCAAATGTAGTACCACCTTCAAAGGTGTATGCAGAACCTGGTACTTGCAAGACACCATTTACAAATATTAAAAGAACTGCATTCAAATCAATTAATTGTGAAGTTGCGTTGCTTAAATCTTTTTCAAAACTTAGTAATTGACCATTGAAGAATAAGGGGAATCTTGTTCTTGAACCATCTTGGAGATTTCCTATACTATCAATGAAATCAATTTCACCAAACTGCCAAGAGGAGAATTTATCTTGGAAAATTTGAGTGACTTCTAATTCAAATTCTTGTATGGGTGCAGATAAATGTGCAGCAGTGACTAGACCAACTGGTTTAAATTTATCACCAATTTTAAATGAGTGTCCAGGTCTAGCGATTGCAAATTCAGATATTTCAAATGTAGTTGAACCAATTCCAACAGTTGTTTTTGCAGCACTAACTTTTACATCGATTAATAAGTTAGATCCTGTATCAGTTGTTGCACCAATACCCTGTCTTGATATACCAATTACTGGTAAATTATCATAATTTGGTTCAGGGATTATAATTTCAGGATTTACATATCCAGTACCAGCATTGTCTATTGTAAATGTAAGTGTACCACCAGCACCAACTATTGCAGAAATTTCTGCTCCTGTTCCACCGCCACCACCAGCACCAACATTCAATGTAATCGTGTTAGTTGTAGTTGAAACGATTGCAGTCTGAATACCAGCAACAGGATCGGAATCAGGGAAACTTGTCTTAGATACTGAACGAGGATATGGATGATCTGAGAAGAAATTATCCTTTGAACACTTGAATACTAAACCACCAGTATCAATACCAACTGTATCACTGGTTGATAAACCATGATTAGGTATTGTAAGAACAAGAGTTCCTGTATGAGATGTATAAACTGCATTTGTTGCAGTAAATGCATTACCAGCAAAGTTTGATTGTCTTATTGAACCTATACCAGCACTTACAAATCTATGGACATATGCTTGGTCTGTAACACCAATTGCAACAGATCCACCACGATATCCTGAACCAAAAGTCAAATCCTCAAAGAATTCAAACGCATTACCACCACCAGTATAAGTATGAGTTTGTGTATGAACTCCTGCACGGACTTCAAATGTTCTATCAGATACTATTCCAACAACAAATAAAGATCGATCATGATTTGTAAATACTGTTGTGCCACTGCCGACATTAAAGTTTAAGTCTTTAAGTTTAACCATATTTGGTCTTTCTAAACCAAACCCATGAACTTTATTAGTTGTAACCGTAATAATACCAGTAATATTATCATAGGCAGCAGTTTGTATACCAAGGTTAAATCCTGATGATGTAGCGATACCGACAACACTTGTGATTCCACCATTTGCATCTTTAAATGCTTTTACCTTTGCTCCCTCTAATGGTGCATATCCAAGACCAGGTGTTGAACCTAATGATACAATTAATCCACCTCTTGGAACTTGGTTTTGATTAATGTCAAATTCAGATACTATAAAATCACCGTTTGTTGATGTAATACCACTAAACTCAACAGTTGATATTCCAGCAGTTGTATCAGCGATGAACTCATAATTATTTCCAGTGTTGTTTACAGTCAATGGAGTCTGGAATACACCATTAATGAACAATACACCATTACCTAATCCGATACCTGAAGAGGTATTCGCACCACCAACTGTCAATGAATATGTTTTACCAATACCTGTAAAGTTATCAGATATATCATCGAACAACATATTAGTTGTATAATCTGATCTTAAGAATGTTCTACCACTAAAGTCTGCCTTAACAAATGGTAAATTTGTTTCATCTCTTCTTGACCTATTATTTCCCTTTGGTGGATCTGCAAAGAAAACAGTACTATCAACAATATTAAATGCACCTCTATGAACTCTTGCAACATCATTCGCTGTATGTGATGTAGCTGCGATTCCTAATTGTCCTCTGTCAACTTTTACTACTGGTAAAGTTGCAATACCAAGTGCAACATCTGTTGAATCATTAATAACTCCTGTAGGTGTGCTTGAGAATCCAACCTCAGTAACCTTCATATACTCACCATTCAATTTGAGGAAGTCTGTTGGTTGAACTGAGCCTATACCACTCAATACGAATTGTGATAAACCGATACCAATATT